TCAGCAATACACCATGCGTCCTTGTATGTAGGCGCGTTGATGTACTCCATAGCAGTTGTATAACTGTATGGATTTAGGCCGAAGCTGATTTGATACAACAAATGGCGTGCGGTCTTGTGATGATTGTGAAAGGTTTGGGCACTAAAAAACTCCGGTTTGTGGCCGGAGTTAGTTGTTGGTGTTATTTGTTAATCTCGACTATATCGACAATTGAATGTGGGTACTTGTCGCAGTAGTCATCAATCACACATTCTGCCGCTTCGTAGTCATCGTATCCGTCGAGAATTTCGTTGCCTTCAAGAGAGAACTTTACGATTGCGTAGTACATGACAAAGAATGGATTGCGTAGGTTAGTGGATGGATTGACTAAGCGTCAGCCAACATGTAGCCGCTGAAGAACTCTTCAGCGTCAAACTGTTTGGTGCTTTTATTCCAAACACGAATGAACCATTGCCCACGCTTTTGAAATACTCCCTCACCGTCCACACAATGCGCCCAGCAAATAGCATTTAGGCGCGATTTGGTGGTTGCTGTTTGATGTTTGCCATCAAAAAGCTGTACAAAGTTGTTGCCAATGCGGGCAATTTTGTTGCCGTAAAGGTACACGGTGGAAATGTTGTCACCGTCTGTCTCGACTCGGGTGTTGTCTAACGACCAGTTGAGACCCTCGGTGATGGCTTCATTCATGAGCCGTTCGATCTTACGCATGGTGCCTCCTTGTGGATTAGGTAGCGGAGTGGATGGATTAAGCGTAGCGATGTTCTAGGACACGAAACAACATGTCCTTGGCGTCGGCCACGGTCTTGTAACCCCTAGAGATTGCCTGATTGTCAGATAACACGTACCAGTAGGTACTGTCTCCATCGCTGAGAACCTGGGCCACAACTTGATTGTCGTGGAAGATGTGTTCGTGATACATACCGGAATCGTGCGGGATTCGATTTGATGTAAACATGGCTGGTGCGTCCTTGTGGTTGCGTAGGTTAGTGGATGGATTAAACACGGCCCATGGCTAGGTCGTCCATGAACTCGCGCAAAGTGTCGGTGGGCAGGTAGTTGGCCAGGCTGTTTAGCAGCCCGGCGACGTTCTGATCGTAGACAAGCACTAGTTCCGCAAAGTCTGCACGGATAGCCTGCGGCTCTGTTTCTGCATAGGGAGTGTTGAACTCAAACATGGCGTGCCTCCTTTGGCGGTGTTGTTGTGGATAGCGTAGCAGAGTGGATGCAATGGGCAAAAGGGTGTGGGCTCAGCTGCAGCTGGCCAGGCTGCTGTATGGCCTCAGTCTCGCACCATCGGAGACTGGCTGCGTGCCCTTATTCTGCTGTCGATGTGCGGACCACTGCTGTGATCTGGGAGCATTGTGCCCACAAGTGGATGCAGTCTGCAGCGGATACTGTGCAACTTGCTGCACTGTCACACAACAGGGAGGCGCTACAGATCGAGCCTAATAATTTTGTACTAGTCCAGTGTTGGCCTATGGTTTCCGTGGTAGATCTAGTGTCACCAGCCCCAGAATCACGCTACATCTAGCGTTTTAGGGCCTCTTGGTAACTAGATTATGGATCGCGTAGCCCGTTTAGGCCACCCCATAGGGGGGATTTGCGGCCCTGCAGATGCGGTATATGCTTTCAGAAATTTTTGTCAGAAAGTGAGCCAGATCTGCTGCACTCTGAGACCAACTCACATCACTGTGATACCTTATTGAGGTGGGGCCGCGTGCTTGCAACACCGACCCCGTGACCAACTCAACCAAGGATTGAGCTGATGACCCAAGTCTTACGAGCCCAGGCCAACCTGCAAGCTCTTTCAACAATTGCGACACGCAAACCAGTCCGTGTCACCGCCACATTGTCGTGGTCAACCTACCAACAACTCGTCAGTAAAAGCACCGAAGAAGGACGAAGCATTAGCAACCTAATGGCGTTCATTCTTGAGACCCATCTATAAGCCCCAGGAAGGCCCCTTAAATTATATTTAGGAGTCAGTGTACCAAGGAGCAGTTAAACGCATCTCAGGGAGGCTTGTAGAGCCCTCTGAGAGCGTTTCTGTATAAATAGGAGTCACATAATCAGGCTCAACCTTTTTAGCCTCAGCATGAAACTGCTCAATAGCAGTATCAAGCTCTGTGTCTACCCTCTGATCAATCACCCACCGTTCAATCCAAACAAGCAGACTAAGCAGCAGGTGATCAAACCAAGGGATGCCTTGTTTCCACGTCACATACAGTGTGTGGAACTCATTCAACTTAAGTTCTTTTCCCACATCGCCTCACAAACATTAGGAAGGTGTTGATACAGCAGGTCTTGTACTTGACCAGCAATCTGTCCGTGTTCTCTCTGTGTCCCATGGGCAGTCCTTAGGTCGCAGTAATGCAACCAAGACCGAATCGTTCCATTCATGTACAGCTTGGTTGGAGCTGCCAAGGGAAGCACGTCTCTTGCACACTCCTTGGCTACTCCATAGTCCAACATCTGTTGATACAGACGGACACCGGCTGCAAAGTGTTTAGTGATCTCGTAATCAAGGTTGTTCTTAATTACTTCATCTAGATCATCAATACTGTTCTGTCGGTTCTTTTGATCTTGACGCCGAAGAGAAGGACTACGGGGAATTTCTTCTACCCGTGCGTACCGTTGGGAGAACTCTTGAAAGGAGAAGCTTCGATGCCGAAGGATTTGAGCTGCTATAGACCGAGTAGTTTCTATCTGAACACACATGTTCACCATTTCAAATGGAGACCAGTGTTTGTGTTCAATAAGGTATCTAATTAACCTAGCACTTGTCTTAGTGTTGGTTTGATTAGAAGGGTTAGATACTCTTGCCATATAGGCAATAAGTTCTTCTGCATCAGGGGTAATGTGAATCAGTGTTGCTTGGTGGTTAGCAGACATACTGTCTAATTAGTGATATAAGTGATGTCCCTTCCAGGACATCCGGTATATCCGGAATTAAGTTCCTGAAGGGAGTGAGTTAAAGGTGGTACTTTTTAGATGTCCATTCCCAGGGACATAATAAAAGGGGAAGATTGTCTTTATTTGACTTGTCTTCCCCCGTACAGGAGTTCCGGTCCACCCTTCCATCCCTCCTGTATACACCCCTGATCGGTCTTAAACCCAGGTGGGGACTAAACTTTTGGAATTACCCCTGGCTTGTCGTTTTTGGTCTAGAGACATGCCAAGAACGATGTGGTTGGTCTCGCATTGGGGGTCGTCGATAAACCCTTGCAGCATGTCGCTCCACTCTTCCATCTTCCGTTGTTTGACCACCTCCATCGCTGAGATGCCCATGGCGTCAGTGAAGTACTTGACGCCTTGTGCAAGGGAGTCGAGACGGTCATCGTGTTTGATGGCGTACTTCTCCCGGCACATCCGACTCATCTGGTAGAACAGCATGTACAGGAGTCGTTTCTCTGGTGCGTCGTCGGGGTTGGAGTTGTAGTCCCACTCCACCACACCACGATCAACGACCAGGCGGTGTTGGTTCATGATGGGTTCCAGGGCGTCGATAATGCGCTCTTCTTTACGGACGGTAGCCCGGACTTCTTCCACGCCAATAGCTTGTTTGGTCTGTTGAAGGTGTTTCTTGAACAGCTCAGCCACGATGCCATCACCAAAGTTGGTCTCGATGACAAGCTTGGTGACGTTGTACTTCTTGCACCCCCTAAGGATGTCAAGAAGGGTGGTGTCGGAGTAACCGTCTCTGTACGCACGAATTTCGTGAACGTACAGGAAGCCGTTCTTTTGGCTTATGTAGGTGGCAGCTGTTTCGTCTGTGCCTCGACCTGACGGGTCAACGCTGCATATCGTTTCATCGTACGCACTCCACTCTCCCTGAAGCTGCATCGGGGAGTAGAAATAATCACCCGGTAAGCCAACCGTAGGCAGATCCTTGAGAACATTACGAGGATCACTGCACCACACAACAGAATCCGGCGCTTGAGTCGGGTTAACAGCGGTAACGATGAGGTCTTGGAACTTAAGTGGGAACTTTTCTGCATCACTAAGACTCGTATCAAGCATGAACTGGAGCATGAAGTTGCTCCGACCCATAGCGGCTTCCCGTTCCAGCAGGTCTTCATGGCTGAAGCGGTCTGGATCCGTAATACCCCACGCTTCGGCACCTTGATCGATGTCCTCTTGGAGTTGAGGGGCGATCAGTCCTTCGTATTGGGACAGCTTGCGGGGGTATCGAGCAGGCCACACAAACGGACGGTAGTTCCGTTCAGCCAGCTTGCGGTAAATGGTGAAGGTGGTCTGAGGCGTACCAAGGTACATGATGCGGGAGTCTTCCTTTGGGGTCAGGATTGACTCGGCCTCTGTACACAGTTGAAGAAGCTTTTCTCGCATCATCTCCGTCATGGAGTTACCAGGCACCTCCACGTCATCAAGAATCATCAGGTCAGCACGAGAACCCGTCAGCTGACCCGTAATACCGACAGACTTAACGGACGGTGCCTGGGATGGTGAGCAGTTCACATCAAAAGAGATACGAGACCACCGGGCATCGTCACTTTTAGGGCGCAAGTGAACCAGCCACGGGGTCTCGATAATCAGCTTCTGCAGAAAGATCGACATGTTGTCTGCCCGCTCTTTGGAAGCGGAGATGATCATGATCTTCTTTTCTGGGTTGTTGAACAGGGTCCACAACACAAAGGCTCCCGTGATCCAGGACTTACCAACACCCCGAAATGCTTGGATCTGTAGTCGCTTTGGTCCGTGCTGCAGGTAGTCTGCAATGGCGTATTGAGCACGGGTTGGAGAGGGGAGATCTAACTGACCCCAGAGAGCCTGTAGAAAGAGCTTAAAATCTTGCTGTAGGGACTCGATCACGGAGACCCCCCTAGGAGCCTCTGTACGGCGTTTTATAGGCATTATGATAGAATGTACCTGAGTGGATAAATAACGACCTTCCAGGGGCTCCTAGGGGCCAATAAGAAGCAATGCCGCCCCATGGTTAGGAGCGGCACGCATTTATAGAGTTAGTTATGCAAGACCTGATTTGCGTGCAGCAAGCATCCGTTCGCGCTTACGGCGTTGCTCAGCAGTTTCAGACTTGGGCATCTTGTCGGTTGATGCTTGGTTGAAGTACTTCGACGAATCCGC